CGAGGACAACGTAATGGTTCCTGTTATTTCTGAAGAAGCATTGGGCGGTGTTATCACACCAATGCCAGCAGTAATTAGCCCACCAGAGTTCTACAACCAGTCTGAACTTATTTCACAAGATATTGACCGTGTGTCTGGTGTATCTGAATACCAGAGAGGCTCTCTTCCAGAGATCCGTCGTACGGCCACAGAAGCAGGCATCATCCAAGATGCTGCGAACGCACGTTCTGCAGACAAGCTTGCAATTATCGAACGAGCAATTGGAGACTGTGCACGTCGTCTGGTTATGCTTGCCCAGGAATTCATGACTGGCGAACAAGCAGTTCGTTTGGTTGGCAAGGGAAGCGAACAGATGTGGATCAGTTTTGACCGTGATTACATCAAGGGTGAGTTCGACTTTGAAGTTGAAGGCGGCTCAACTCAACCGGTAAACGAATCATTCCGTCGTCAGATGGCAATGCAGGTTGTGGACGCAATGGCACCATTTGCAAGTGCTGGAATTATCGACATGCCAAAACTTGCAACATATGTGTTGCAATACGGTTTCGGCATCAAGTCTGCATCTGGGTTTATTACCCAGCCACCTCCTCCTGAGCCACAGCAGGCACCAGCTCCGCAGGAGCAGATGCCACCAGAGGCAATGCCTCCACAAGGTCTACCACCAGAAGCAATGATGCAGGGAATGCCACCACAAGGTGACATGGGTGGCTTGCCACCTGAACTTGCATCACTTCCGCCTGAGTTGTTACAGCAACTCTTGCAAGGTGGTGGAAACATGCCTCCTGGCATGTAACGGAAATACCCCATCTATAGAGCAACCAACAAAGGACTCAAACAGCGATGAGCGACATAATTAGCAATGAAGTCGAAGCCGACTTGGCCCCTGCAGAGGGACAACCACAGGAAGTTAGCGATGTAGTTGAAAACCTCAGCGAAGCGGAAATTGAACTGCTTCCTGTTGATGAGTTCGGTGACAAGTATGTCTCCGTTCAAGTCAATGGTGAAGACGTAAAGGTTCCACTCAAAGAGGCGCTTTCTGGATACCAGCGTCAAGCGGACTATACCCGCAAGACACAGGAACTCAGCGAGCAACGACGCCAATTTCAATTTGGTGCTGCTTTGCAAGAAGCCTTGCAGAACAACCCTAAAGAGACGTTGGACTTGCTTTCCAAACATTACGGTACAGCAGAGCAACCTTCAGTAGATGAAGAACTCTTGCTTGATCCAGTTGAAAAGCAGTACAAGCAGTTAGAACAACGAGTCCAGGCTTTTGAACAACAGAAAGCAATGGATGAGTTGGAACGAACTGTGGAAGCGTTGCAGAACCGATACGGCTCTGATTTTGATGCTAATGAGGTTGTTGCCAAAGCTTTGGCTTTGGGTTCAACTGATTTAGAGGGCGTATATAAGTCAATTGCTTTTGACAAGGTTTATGAGGATGCACAGGTTGTGCGCAGTCTTCGTGAGAAGAAGGCGCAAGAAGCAGCCCAGATTACTCAGGCCAAACGTCAAGCAGCGGTGACTGGTACGACCACATCTTCTTCAACGGCTGATGTATCGGCAAAACCAATCACATCATTACGAGACGCTTTTGAAGCCGCAAAACGGCAGATGAGCGTTTAACAACCTAAGGAGAAATCATGTCAAACCCAAACTTTGACCAGTTGCTCTCAACGACGCTTGCTAACTACCGCAGCCAGTTGACAGACAACGTGTTCACTGCCCGCCCACTCACCTACTTCCTCATGGACAAGGGTCGCATTCGTATGCTTAACGGCGGTACGAAGATTGTTGAGCCTTTGATCTACGGTCAGAACTCAACTGTTGCATCGTACTCAGGTTACGACACACTGAGCCTTGCTGCGCAGGATGGCATCTCAGCTGCAGAATACGATTGGAAGCAGTACGCTGCATCGATCGCAATCAGCGGTATCGAAGAGGCAAAGAACAACGGCGAACAAGAAATCATCAACCTTCTGGAAGCGAAGATCATGCAGGCTGAAGAGTCAATGCGTGAGTCGTTCAACCAGATGTTCTTTGGTGACGGAACCGGCAACAGCGGAAAGAACTGGAACGGTCTTGGAAACCTCGTTGAGGCTTCAGGAACCGTTGGCGGTATCAACCGTGCAACTGCAGGCAACGAGTACTGGCGTTCGTACGAGGAAAACACCGCAGGTGCTTTGACCCTCGCACAAATGGCAACGGCATACAACAGCGTGTCTGTTGGTAACGACCACCCAGACATGGTGCTCACGACCCAGACTTTGTTCGAAAAGTATGAGTCATTGTTGCAACCACAGTTGCGTTACACCGACACCAAGACGGCAGATGCTGGTTTCCAGAACCTGTTGTTCAAGGCTGCTCCTGTGACCTACGACGTGCATTGCACCGCTGGTGTTGTGTACTTCTTGAACAGCAAGTACCTAACACTCGTTGGTCACTCTGGCAAGTGGTTCTCACAGACTGAGTTTGTGAAGCCAGAAAACCAGGATGCTCGTTATGCACTTATCATGTGCTACGGCAACTTGACCACACGTAACGCAAAGAAGCAAGGCAAGCTCACAGCTAAGACTGCTTAATTGCAATTGACTTGGGGGGGTGGGCAGAAACCCACTCCCCTTTTTCAAAGGAGAACAAATGCCACAATATTACAAAATACTAGATAACGGAGTAAAGCCGATGGCGCAAAGCAAAGCAGACAAAGCTGCCACGCTTCGTATGACGAAGCAAGCACAGAAGAAGACGGCTAACAGCAAGCCAAGTCAAGAAAAGTCAAAGCCCAACTTCAAGTTTGGTGGAAACTTTTCAACTGGTCGTGCAATTAAGAGTCAACCAGAAACACGCAAAAAGGCTTCAATGTCAGCAAAGGTTGCTGGTGCAAGCAAAGAAAAGCGTGTTGCAAAGCCAACTGGTAAGTTGGACAAGAATCGTCGTACTTACTAATCATGGCAAGTCAGAAGAAACCCAAAGCAATTAGATTTTTCGAAGATGAAATGTCTGGTCGCAGGTATGACTGGAGTGGTGGTAAGCGTGTTGGTAGTGGTAATACCGATTCTGCTTCTGTTGCTGAACGCAATAAGTTTGTGACAGGTAGAAAACCAATCACAAAGGGCCAAAAGGCTGAATCAGCAAGATTGAAGAAAAAATCTCAAGCTCACAAATACCCTGGTGCAATGAGATCAGAACAGCAATATTATGATTATATGAAAAAAACACCTGCGCAAAAGACTGCAAAAGGGAAAAAGTAGTTATTTAGAGTATTAAGTCGTTATATTCCCCCAGGAACCTGGGGGATGTAACAAATCGCCCTAGAGGTGATGATTAAAAACTCTCAGCCTGCTCATGCTTACTACGGACAGCCAGTATCTGGCATTCGTCTAGCCCCAGTAGCGGGGGCAAAGATTGCCGCCGCAAGTGCGCCATATATCGGACGTAACCGCTGTATTGCAAATGACGATACTTGCGAAGGACCAAAAGCCAAAGGCACAGACTTTTGTGTTGGTCATCTAAGAAGCCAAGGAGCGACTAAATGATTACACTGAACCAGTTGCGTAGTCAGGTTCGTTCAATGGCTGACCTTGATGAGGCAGACCTACCGGATTCTGTTATTGACCAGTTTGCTCGTGAAGGCTTTCAGCGCATATACACACTTGAGCGTCGTTGGCCGTATCTACAAAAGACCTTTACCCTGACGACTGTGGCCGGAACACGATCGTACACGATCGAGAACATTGGCGATATTCGTGAGATTATCTCAGTTGTGGATACCAGCACATCTGGTAGCCGCATGACATTGATTGCTTATGATGATGCTGAAGAGATTTGGCTTGGGAATACAGATGTTCCGAGCCGACCATATTTCTTTTCTATCTGGGAAGACAAGATGCATTTCTGGCCAAAGCCAGATAATGCTTATCCGATTACGGTACGTGTGTACCGCAACCCATCTTACGACTGGCTAGACAGTCCAGATGATGACATTGACATGGATGAATGGTTCCATGCATTGTTGCCATATTTTGTTTTGTCACGTGTGTACCAGCGTCAGGAAGACGCAGAACTTTCTGCAATGTATTTGCGTTCCTTTGAAGAAGGTGTTGGTCTTGCACGTCGTGACTTGATGAAAGCATCTAGCGCCCGTCCAGCAGTTATGTCTGCTGGCAAGGAATACCCAACTATGCGTCGCTGGTTGCAGACGCTTGGGGCGACACTTGGACAATGAGCAACGTATCCGTTGAACGTTTCGATGACTTTACTGGTGGACTGAATCTTAGAGCAGATCAGTTTCAGTTAGCTCGCAACGAGTCACCTGACATGTTGAACGTGGAGATTGATCCACGTGGTGGAATCTTTAGCCGTGGTGCTATGCGTGAGATAAACACGACACCAGTTATTGCATCTGGCGATTGGTTGCCTCATCGTCTGTTTGCTTTTCAGGGTGATACACCGAACTTGATGCTTACGACCACAAGCCGTGTGTACCGTTCTACTGGTGCGAACTTTACGGTTCTTGAATATTCTGCGGGCAACCCGGTTGTACCAGTGCAGACTCATGGTGCTTGCATGGCACAGTGGTCTAATCAGTTGTACATGGTTATGGGAACTTCTGGCAACGGAGGGTATCGTTGGTCATCTGGAGATGCGTACGCTACTGCATTAACAGCGTCTGGAACTGCTCCTCATGCATGGCAAACAGCACCTACGCCAGCAGAACATAAGATTCCTACAGCACAACATATTCTTGTGCATGCAAACAGAATGTTTGTTGCCAACACAACTGAGGCTGGTGTTAGGTATCCCAACCGTGTCCGTTGGTCAATTGAAGGTATTGCTGACAACTGGATAGTTGACGACTACATTGACTTTGATGGTGGTGGAAATGGAATTACCGCAATAGCAAGCGTTCAGGGACAGTTGATTGTGTTTAAGCCAAATGCAATATTTATTGTTTATGGTTATGACTCTGATGACCATCAGGTTGTGCAATTGTCTGCGAAGCTTGGTTGCCAAAGCCACGACTATGTTGTTGCATCTGAAACTGGCGTTTATTTTTACTCACACCCACAAGGATTGTTCTATTACAACGGTTCCCAGATTGTTGACTTGTTTGAGAACTTGAAGTCAATGTTCCCGTTAGGTCACATTAACTTTTCTGCAGATGAACAGATTTCTGTATCTTACGTAAACCGTCGAGTCTGGGTTTCTCTGCCATATTCTAAGACGACTAATGCAACTACACCTACGGTGTCGTTTATTTATGACCCATCAATTTCTGGCGGATCCTGGGTTGCACATCAGGCAGCAGATGGTTATGCACCAATTGGTGGTACTGATTTTACGCCATCTGATGGTGTCACTAGGTACTACATGATTCACCCGACAAAAGCACGAGTGCTTTCTGTTGACTTGTTTGATGATGAAAAGGATTTTATCAACCAGACCGAACTTGGTTTTACTAGTTACTATCGAACCGGCTGGGTTGATGGTCGTTCGTATTCTGCAAAGAAAATGTTTAGGCGACCTGACTTCATTATGAAGCAGGTTGACACGGCACGTTCCGTGAACATTAAGGTATTCCATAACTTTGAAGAAGCAAATGGAAACGAACGAAAAATATTTAACGTTGCACTTGGACCATCCTCAACAGGTATGTTGTGGGGGTCTGGACAATGGGGTGTCGACAACTGGGGTGTTGTCGCACAAGGTGCGCAGATTATGCGTGGATCAAATCTTGGACTAGCCAAATCTATCCAGTTGTTGTTTACTGGACCGACTGGTTTGTACTGGGGCGTTGACAGCATTTCGTACAAGTACAACACACGAAAGATTAGCGGATGAATAACGATATTCAGATTCCGGCTGTATCAGCACTCACTTCTGTGGACGCAATTGCTATTCGTAGCATTGTTAATGCGTTGTTGAATGAGATTGTCAAGTTGCAAAAGGATGTTGCAAGTCTTAAGCAGCAACAGACTCAACGCAAAAATTATTACAGGGAGAACAGATAATGGCTTACGATCCAAGCATGTACGAGAATCGTCGTCGCTCATTGATGAGCAACTATGCGACCACAGGCGCACAGAATGTGTACCAGCAGTTTCTTGACGCACAGCGTCAGCAACGACAGTTTGCTGATTTGAACACACAGTTCGAGAAGGCAGCACCGAAGGTGGTGTCGCAGTATGGTCGTCGTGGACTTGTTGGGCCAAACGTTAAGTCTGGTGCTTTTCGTAAGGCGATGAGTGACTTTGCTAAGAGTCGTGCAAAACAGACTGGTGAAGCACAGCGTGAGATGCAGCAATCGAATCTTGGTTTTGATGTGCAACAGCGTCAGCGTGACGAGATGTTTCAGAACGACCTACGGGATTTAGAGATGGAAAAAGCAAGACAGATTGAACAAGATGCAATGGAACTATTGCGTTACAGAGCAGGAGCGTAATCATGGCTAACGAAGCAAACAAGGGATCACAAAAGAAATCTACATCTGCTTACAAGCGGGTAAATGTTTATCCAACATCACCTGTTTCTAGGTATGCACCTGTACCAACATTTGACCCGACTACAGCACGTGGTCCGTTGGATCGTGTTGAGCGTTCTGCTGAAATATATGGAACCCAAAAGGCCGGATTGCCTAGTGCTTCGATGGGTTCAATGACTCTTGCTGAAAGACAGGCTTATAAAGATCAATATATGAATGATGGAATTGACACTGTTCTTGGTGATGGCAAGCTTGATATCGACATGACCGGTGGGCTTGGCAGTTACCTTGGAGGTGGTGGTGGCGGTGGATCTGGTCCATCGTCATCTGACAAACTTGCTTGGGCAAAGTGGAATGCAGAGAAAGCTCAAACAGCAGAGGATAAGGAAACTAAGAAAAAAGCATTGGCTTTGCTTCAGGGTCAACTTGCTGGTGGATATCGTGGCAACATTGACACGTTGCTTGGTCAGATTGATGCAATGGGCAAAACTGCTGGAGCAGATATTAGTGGTGCTTACAAAACAGCACTTGGCAATATTGGTAGTGGGTATAAGACTGCATCTGATTTGATGGGTTCTGGTTATAACGCATTGGATGCGTATTTGAACAAGTACAACTCCAACCCGTACGCTGGGCTTGCAGCCCAAGCGCAAGGTCAGATTCCTGACTCGATGAATTACTTGCAGGCTTATGGTGCGCCCACAGCAGATGTGCAGGGACAAATCCAGGCAGAGCAACTTGCTGGTCAACAAGGCAATGACGCATTTAATCGTTTGATTAGCGTTCTTGGTGGAGCACAGGAACAATCAAATCTGTCACGTTTGGCTGAGTCGCAGATGGCACGTAACTTGGGCACGACCCAACTTGGTTCACAGCGAGCAGCGTTTGAGTCGCAGGCTGCGAATGCCCAGGCTCAGGCTTTGGCTGAGTTGAGGCAACGTATTGCGATGCAACGTTTTGAGCAGGAACAGGCTGCTGGCTCTGCCAAGCAGAACATTATTGACCAGCTTATTGCAGCGGGTGTAAACCCGTACTCGGCGTAACGAAAGGCTTATAGAGTATGGATCCAGAACTTTTTCAGTTATATCTGAACGCTATGGGCGGTCAGAAAGATGCATCAAGTGCAGCTTTTGACCCAGCATTGGCTTTCCTGACTGGTCTGTACCAGCCCAAGCAGCAGTTTACCGAGGACCAACTGTTTACACGGTTAGCACCAATGATTTCCATGGCTGGCTCTGAACAGGCTGGTCCGAGATTCGAAGCAGCCGCCGCTATCCGTGGTGGACGAGCACCATGGGACATCAAGAAGGACAAGACTCTTCGTGGCAATGTTGATCCAAAAGAGTGGGACAAACTTGTGGACGCAATGTTTAAGGAGAACGAAAGTGTTAAAGCCAAAATGCTTGACCTTGAACTTGAACAAGACCCATTTGAGAAGCAAGGCTTGCCTGGATATGACGCTAAGTATCAGCCACAGGATATGTACAAGTTTGCTCCAAAAGCTTTTCAGAAAATCCTAGAAGGATTGCCTGAAGCACAAGCAGCAGAAGACAAGGCATTGAAGCCAATCTCTGATGAATACAATCGTGACATTATGGTAACTGACGACAAGAGTCGTCTTGATGCTTTATACCAGAAAGCATTGAGTGACCCAGAAGTTGAGCGTAAAGCTCGTGCCGCACGTGGTGCACAATGGAAAGAAGCAATTCCTACATTTGCAAAGAATGCTGCAAAGTCTGCTTTGAAAGATCTTGGTAATAAACCAATTCTTGATGAAGGTAAAACATTGAAGAGCAATCTTTATGGTGATTACGTTAAGAGTTTGGTTAGTCGTAAGACTGGTTCAGCAAGCAACAAGTTGAAGAATGCAGAGAAGCTTTCTGGACAGATCCAAACAGAACTGGAAGCACAAGGTCGCAGTCCATTGTACGATGCAATTCTACGCCAAGCGGCAATGGGTGGAATGCTGAAGTAAGGAATGTCTGACTACCAGCAAGACAAAGCAATCATTGATGCACTTACTGGTTTATCTAAACCAAAAAAGACAACAAGTAAATTGCAGCCAATCAGTTCGGTAAAACCGACTGATGGGTTGTTGGCATCCTTGGATGCTGCAGCAAAGCGACAGAAGTCTGGAACCACTCCGACTGGACCAGGTTATGAGAAATCCACTGACATAGATTTCAAGGGCGAGATTGGTGGACTAGCCAAACACTTGTTGGTTCCACTGACAGCATTGGACACACCACGTCGTGCTGTTATTTCTGGTCTACGTGAACTTGTGGACGTACTAGATAGCGACCCAAATAGTAAGGGTTCGTTTGGTGACTTCTGGAACCAAACAAAAGATTCTTCATACGGATTTGGAACTGCGTTCCCGATGAAGGGTTGGATGGGTAGAGTCACTGGATTCTTGGGTGACGTACTCTTTGACCCATTGACATACGCAACGTTGGGTGGAACTGTCGCAGCTAAATCTGTTGTAAAGATTAGTGCGAAAGAATTAGCAAAGATGGCTCCAGCCGATCTTGCGAAACTTGCAATCAGAAAAGAACTGGCAGATGGATCGGTTGAAGTTGCTACACGTAGCGTGATTGGCAAAACAGTGGTTGGTCGTGAAGGCAGACAGAAACTTGCAGAGTTCTCTCGCAAGCGCATGAACCAAATGGTTGAGAGTGGTTCACGTCAAATTAGCCCACAAGAGATTAACCGTATTGCTGGAGAGATTGCATCCGAAGGAAAGAAAGCACTCAGGCAAGCACCATGGCTTGCAGATGATATTGGCATCAAAGGTCCTGGTGTTTACTACTTTGGTAGTCGTGTAAAAGTTCCAGGATCTGGTGCGATTGGCAAAGCACTTGAAAGTGGATTGGTTAGCGCAAGGCTTGGTGCTGTTAATAGCAACTTGCTTGGCAAGATGCAAGAAGCTCTCACGCCTAAAGGCGTGGGTCGCATTGACCAGTTTGGTCCTAATGCAATTCGAGACTTCCGTGTAAGACTTGCACGTGGTGGCATGTCACCGGATGAAGTGAACCTCGCTCTCAGCGTTGTGGAAGCAGATGACCTAAAGCGCATGCGTCTTGCTGACTATGCAGATGAAGCTGCATCACAGATTGAGAAGGATGTCGATGTTGCACGAAGCACAACAATACCAATGCATAGACTGCTCGATAACGTCGCTGATCCAGCGAGCGTTCCAGGTGCAACACCTGAAGATATTATTGCGGCCACAACAATGCGTGGACACTTGAATCGATTTATCCAATTGATTCAGGACAGGGCTCAGGCTGTTGGTGGTCGTATGCCGGGCAAGATTGAACAGGGTTACTTTCCACGTATGGAAACCGACGACGCATTGCGTTGGCGATTGAAAGTTGGCAACGAAGGTGCCGACAACATTATGTACAGTGGAATGGCTGATGACATTGTTGACGAAG